TGTGTTGTTTTTAGAACACAGTGCCGCGAAACTGCTCGTAATCGTAGAATGCTACTAAAGTACTATCTTTGAAGTAAACTGTAATGCCGCCCAGATCCTCACGAGCGTCCCACTTTGTCTGCTCCAAAATAACATTAGTAGCACGTACCTCAAGCTCGTCCATTAGATCCTCGCCTGTGTCCCGGTAGCTTTGCATGGCTTCTGCCTCATAATCTAAAGTGTATACTTCAGTATTATTAATTTGTGCGCTTTGTGCATCTGTAAGCATAGTGGCTCCTTTGTGTTGTCAAGCCCTAATTATAGCAGTTCGGGAATATTCAGTCAACCAGAATGCTATAAATAACACTATGCCACGCCTAAGCCTATACCGCCCCAATCGAACTCGCGACTACCAATTTTTGGATCGTACCATCCGAGAGATGTACACTGTTGGAGGGGTAGATATCTATGTTCACAAATACATGGGTCCAGAAACTGGTGGCGAGGATTCGGCATTTAGTGGCAACGCAGATGCCACACAACCTGTTTATGATGAGCTAAGTCCACTAAACATCCAAGACTTGCTGTTGCTGGAGAACCGTGACAGAATTTACGACCAGGACATCTATGTCATGCGCGGTGTTTACAATGCTCAAGACGTGGATTTTGACTTGAGCCAGTTTGGCTTGTTTTTGAACAATGACACCTTGTTTATCACGTTTCACTACAACAACATGATTGACGTTTTTCAACGCAAACTCATGGTAGGTGATGTGTTGGAACTGCCCAACTTAAAAGACTACTATCCCTTGAACTCAAACATTCCTGAGGCACTGCCCAAATACTATGTGATTCAGGATGCTGCCTTTGCCTCAGAAGGTTTTAGCCAAACTTGGTTGCCGCACTTGTGGCGTGTGAAAGCCACACCGCTGACCAATGCTCAAGAATACAAAGATATTCTTAAAAAGCCCATGGTCAAATCTACCATCTGGGACAATGACAACTTCTATCCTGCTGGCGACATTGTGAACCAAGGTGATGTGTATTATCAAGCCAGAGTAAATGTTCCTGCAGGCACAGACATAACCAACACCACTTATTGGCGGGTATACACTCCAGGCACAGAGAGCGAGTTAATGAGTACTCGTACCAAAGATCAACAGATCAACGATGCTATTCTTACGCAAGCTGATGTTGAAGTTCCCAAGTCTGGCTACGACGTTACCAAGATGTATGTGGTACCAACTACACTAGATGGCCAACCTGCTAATCCTGTGGGCTTGACCACAGACGGTGCCACAACTGTAGACGGCACCGAAGGCGGTATGAACCTAACTCCAGATAGCGATGGCTATACAGTGGGCTATTTGACCGGAGATGGTATTCCACCTAATGGATTCCCAACTTCGGCTGGTGTTGCGTTCCCGGACAATCCATCAGTGGGAGACTATGCACTGCGTTTGGATTATTTCCCCAATCGCTTGTTCCGGTATTCCGGCACACGTTGGACACGCATTGAAGATAATGTTCGTACTGATCTCAACAATGGCAGCAACAACAATACTTTACGCTCAGGCTTTGTGAACAATACATACACAGTGAAAACAACAGACATGGGTAATATTCCAAGTCGTCAGAGCTTGAGTGAAATTCTCAAGCCCAGAGCAGACAATGGAGATGACAACGGCAACAAGCCGCCCAATCCGTACCCAGACACAAGACCTGGACAAAGATCGAGTTAAACAATGCAACAATTTTTTTACGACGAACAAATACGTCGCTTTCTATTACAGTTTACCAGAATCTTTTCTGGCTTCCAGGTTGAATACGGGCGTCAAGAAAACTCTGATGCGGCTGCTTTGCTAAGAGTTCCTGTGCGTTACGGCGATGCCAGTCGTAATGCACAGACCATCATACAAGAAAACTCCGCAAACTTCTTGCCTGCTACTCCCATGATGACCTTTTACATTTCTGGCTTGGATTATGATCGTCCCAGAATGCAAGAGCCATACCATGTGAGCAAACGCACCATTCGTCAACGCACATACGATCCAGATACAGAAACTTATGAGACTACACAGGGCAATGCATTCACTGTTGAACGCTTGATGCCTGTGCCTTACAAACTAACCATTACTCTGGACATCTGGACATCAAACACCAATCAGAAGTTTCAGATCCTGGAGCAGATTCTCACGCTGTTTAATCCTGCACTGGAAGTACAAAGCACAGACAACTTCTTGGATTGGACGTCATTGAGTGTGGTTGAGCTTGAATCCACTCAATGGACCAGCCGTACTATACCTATCAGCACAGAAAATCCCATTGACATTTGTACTTTACGATTTAACTTGCCCATCTGGATCAGTTCGCCTGCCAAGGTCAAGAAACTGGGCATTATTGAGCGTGTGATTGCCAGCATGTATGACGCACAAGGAGACTTTGTGGATGCTATCATCAACAACGACCTGTTGCTGGGCACAAGACAAAAAATCACACCGTACAACTATGCTGTGGTTGTGATTGGCAATCAAATACAATGCTTGCAACAACAATTGATAGTGCAGGAGCCCACCAACGACGAACTGGCTGCCACCACTATTGTGAGCGACAGTACGCTGTTGTGGCCAGCTGTGATTGGCATGTATGGCGTGTTGCGCCCGGGCATTAGCCAAATTAGATTGGATCAAGATGACGGCAGTCAAGTTATTGGTACCATTGCAGTAAATCCCAATGACGAGAGATTTTTAATATTCAATATTGATGCGGACACTGCACCTCAGAATAGTTTGCCAGCTATCAACGCAGTGATAAATCCATTAGCAAGTGGCCCTGGTCAAGGACTGCCGGCCGCAGCCGCAGGACAACGATATTTGTTGACCGAAGCAACTGGTGCTGGAGATAACACATCGCCTGCCACAGCCTGGGTTGGTGCCAGTGGAAGACCACTAGTGGCCAGCGCAAACGACATTATTCAATATGATGGTGCAAGATGGGACGTGGCGTTTATTGCTGACACCCAAACTGAAATACAGTTTGTTACAAATTTAACAACTTCAATACAATACAAATGGACGGGCGCAGAATGGATAAAAAGCTATCAAGGAGTGTATCCCGGAGGGGACTGGAGTCTGGTCCTGTAAACGCAGTGGGCGTTTGGTTTCGTAGCAATCAAACTGCTAGATATTTGTACTTACTACGCAACGATTCCAAACATCCCGGTGCCTGGGGCTTGCCTGGCGGCAAAGTAGAGTCTGGTGAGACCTTGCTGGGTGGCATGGAACGCGAGTGTATAGAAGAGCTTGGCAGCTTTCCCACATACCAAAAACTAATCCCAATAGAAAAATTCACATCAGCAGATGGCGACTTTGTGTATCACACGTTTGTTTGTGTTGTGGAGTCAGAGTTTGTGCCTGTGCTAAATGACGAACACCTGGGCTATGCCTGGATAGATTCAGGCACTTGGCCAAGACCCATGCATCCTGGTTTGTGGTCAACTGTGAATATGGAAGCTGTACAAGACAAGATCCTGCGTGTGGAGCAGGACCTTGCTCGTTGATATTAAGCCTGTGATTCCTGGAACTGCAACTGTACCTCGCCCACAGGGCTTGATTGTGTTGTCAACGCAGTGACCTGAATAGCCAGCAACTCTGGACCATCTGGATACACACCTGTTCCTGGCACAGCACTAGTACCGATCTGCTTGACTGAACTCAAGTCCAGCACACCAGAGTTGGTTGTGGAGATTGGAATCGCAAACAATCGCTCTCCGCCCACAATCTCAGTTGTAATAGCAGCAATAGTCAGGGCCAAATCGTTCAGTGGCGTTGATCCACCTAGTGCATTGCCAAGAATCTTTACTGTGTCGCCCACAGCATATCCAGTACCTGCATTTTGAATTGTGATTTGTGTGGTTGTGTTGGTGTATGTGGTACCGGTTGGTTGCAACTGCACAGTGACGTTGGCTGTGGATCCTGAACTTACCACGTTGGTCAGGCTCAAACCAGCAAAGGTTCTGATAGCAGTACCAGAGAATGTGGCCTTGGTACCTGACTTGCTAAAGCCACCTGTGGATCCAAACAAACTGGATGTCACACCACCTGTGGTTTCACCGTTGTAACGTGGTGACGTAGAGAACTGTGAGAAGCTAGGTTGGAATCCACCACCGGTGTTGTTGAGTCCTGAGAAAGTTGTGGTAGTAGCATCAATGTTTGACGGATTCAAGATACCTTCAACCAAGTAACGTCCAGCACTTACCTGCACAGTCATGTTGGCCAAGGTCAACTGCGCACGATTGATCAGTTCACGTTCGCCTAGATTACCAATAATACCATTGCTTACTGACGGGCTCAGGCGCATAACAAACACAGTTTGCTTCTGTCCAATGGTACCAGGCAAACCATAGTTGGTACGGTTAAATGTAAACTGATAACCTTCGTCAGCGTCAAACTGTCCGTCCATGATAACTGCTGAACCCCAGTGGTTGACCAGTGGAGTACATGTGTTTGATACCAGGATCACACCAGTGTTGTCTGAGTGGGCAGCGGCTGCGCTGGATGTAAAGCTACGGCTGGCGCCATCAGTCCACTGTGTGAATGTAGCGGCACGTGTGACACCTGTTAGGGTGTTGCCTGCTTTGCCTGAATACTTGATCATTTCTGAATCAATCATACAGAACACAGGGTATGTCACTGACGCCGCT